AACTGATGCAATTGAGACATATGTATATTTCTTAAACGCAGTAATGGATGAATTCATTATTAAGTCTGAGACTATGCCAGGCATGAAGAGAGCGTTTAACTTTGCTGAAAAGCATAGAGCTATTGGCCTTGGTGTATTAGGTTATCATTCTTTATTTCAATCTAAGCTTCTTGAGTTTGACTCACTCCAAGCTAAAGGGTTGAACAGTGAGATCTTTAGAACTCTTAAAGACAGAAGTGAAATTGCTTCTAGAGAGTTACACAATGAGTATGGTTATTCATCTCTTAGAGAAGGGTATGCTAACACTACTCTTATGGCCATTGCTCCTACTAAGTCTAGTTCATTTATTCACGGTGCTGTGTCTATGGGTATAGAGCCTATTAAGTCTAACTACTTCATTAAAGATCTTGCTAAGTCTAAGACTGTATATAAAAACCCATTCTTAGAAAAAGAGCTTGAAATGTATGGTCTAAACAATGACAAAACTTGGAAGTCTATTCTAAGTAAAGATGGGTCTGTGCAACACCTTGACTTTCCTACTAAAGAAGTATTTAAATCCTTTGTTGAAATATCTCCTAAAGAACTTGTTTTACAAGCTGCACAAAGACAGAAGTATATTGATCAATCACAATCTCTTAATTTAATGATTGATCCATCTGTATCAGCTAAGCAGATTAATCAACTGTATTTGTATGCTTGGGAAGAAGGTGTAAAAACTTTGTACTATCAATTTAGTAAGAGTAGTGCTCAGGATTTTGCACGTAACATATTAGAATGTTCAAGTTGTGAAGGTTAAAGAAAAAATACTCCAATTGTTAGCTTATAATAATAAGCTTACAGCGTATCAGAAGGTTGCATCCCGTATAGGTTATATGGGTGCAGGCTTTTTGATAGCAGCTCAGTGGACATTGCATCCGGGATTATTTATACTAGGTTTTATATGTGTACTTGTACAGACTTCATCACGTAAGCAATGGAATCTTGTTGTTCTTAATGTAAATGGATTAATTGCTTGGATAGGACACTTCCTTAAAGACTTTTTGACATAAACTAATAGTTTATTTTCTCAATCCTTTATGATTATCAATCCTATCTAGAATTTTGTTAAGCTCATCTGTTTTTATCAAACCTGCCATTGAAGCATTCTTTAGAGCACTTATAAGTTGTAGTATCATAAAGGGAACTACAATTACTTCTGATAGCCAGCCTGTTCCATCAAAACCTTTTTCTATCATAAGTATGACTGTTAGAATTGCCAGCCATGTAAAGGTGTTCTTGGTTATCCTTAATGCTTTATAGGTTTTAAAGCCTTCTCTTTTACAGCCAGCCCACACTCCAAAAATGCCATCTAACCATAATACTGAACAAACCGCCAGGTACTGTTCCATGTTTTCCATTGATAAATCAAAAAAGTACGTACATAAATACGTACAGAAGGCTGTTATACTCACTATTGATAATTTAGTTGTCATTTATTAATTCTTTGAGCCATTTAATATTCAACGGTTATACAATAATATACACTTTCTAAGTGGTACATTAAAATTATTTACCTGTTAATATGTCTGGTATTAGTTATTTAGTTCCCATATAAAAATCATCATTCTGTAAGTATGAGTTGTATTTCTGTATAGAGTATATAATAGGAAGAACATCTTTCCAGTTTTTATAAACTTTTAAACTACCTTTTTTACTTCCTCTTTGATATACATGTTCAGAGTTTAAATAAAATTCATCTTTGCTTTGTGTTGTATATGCTAAAGGTGTAGCTACAAGATAATACATTGCTTCTGCTAGCTCTCCCATAGTTCTTGATGCAGCTAATGGTGAGTCAAACATCTGACGCATTTGTGTATATCCACCTAAACCTGGAATAGGATTAAATATTACAGTTTCTTTATAAGCTCTCTGTGCTTGATACTTAATCATATTCTTAAGTCTTTTAGTTAAGTCATCATCGTCATCATCAGAAAGTATATTATCTAAGATCATGCTGATTGCTAATGTGCTTAATATGATACCTATCTCACCCATAGTTCTGTAAAAACCAAACAGTTTATTCTGAGCACGTTGATCTGCATTACCACCTTTACCATCATATCCTATTTTCCTTTTAACACCATCTTTTCCCGTCACTGTCTTAACCTGGGCTTCCATAAACCCTTGACCGTAAGTAGTAAAGGCAATATTACCTTTCATAACTTCTCTCTTAGCATAACCTAAGAAAGACCAAAAAGATAAATATCTACCTTCCATCCAACCTAAGTTTTGATCAAAGTATTCTCTTTGGTATCTAGCTCTTACTGCTGGTGCCACCCACTTTTTAAATTGAGCTGCAAGGTTTCCAATAGTATTACTTTGAATAACCATTCTATCTTCTTTAGCATAGTTACCATGTATCTGTTTGTTTACCTCACGTATTTTATTTCTAATCTCATATCTAATTGCATCAGTGTACTCTTGCTCAACCCCATTATATATGATTGTATTAAAACCTTCTTTAATTTCATTTTTATGAGTCTCTGAATTATAAGTAAATGCATCATAAAAAGATAGTTCTGTCCCTTCTAATGGATGACCTTTAGTTGTGTTCTTAACCACAATATCCATAAGCATTGCCATACCTACTTTAGTTTGTACATTATATTCTGCAGCATCTTGCATAACATAACCCCATTCAGAAGCTCTTTCAAACCAGCTCCTACCTTGAGAAGTTTCATAACCTGCTCCTTGTTCACGTAAGTCTGACATACTGTCCATCATTCTAAACATATCTACAAAAGCTTCCCACTTATTATTAGCTTTCTTTGGATCATAATCAGATTTTCCTAAACCAGGTATCATACCAAACGTTGCTATATCAGCAAGATCACGTGTGCTTTCTCCTGTATAAGAAGTTCTTTGTACTAAAGACATTAAAGCTTTTTTATTAAACTCAGCAGAAGACCTCATATAAGATCCTTTCTTGTAGAACCTGCCTCCCAACATTTCTATGTTGTTATTTATTCTACCTATAACGTAGTTATTAAAGTTACCAAATGGGTTAAATGCTACATAAGATAAAGAAGACAGTTGTATTAACCCATCTGCTATTTTATCAAAAGCACCTTTACTTATAAGCTCATTGTCATAGAAGACCATGTTTATCCACTTCTTTGCTCTTCTTTCTACATTACTTTGTTGTGTGCTTGTACTTGCTTTTACACCAACTGCTTTCTTTATACCATCTTTAGTTACTGTAGTTAGTTTAGTATCACCAGAAGGTTCATACTCTCTACTTTCTATAACCTTAACAAAAGCATTCATGGTATCTTCTACAGTACTCATAGTCTCATAGTTTTGTGCCATTGCACTAAACTTTAATAGACTTGAAGTTAAGTCTGTACTTATCTGACCCATTGATGGTTTTGATCTTAACCGTTGTCTTTTACCATTAAGTGCTGCTATATCTGTTTTATAATCATCTGAACTAATTTCACCTTTTTTTAACTCATCTTTTTTAGCTTGTATTTCTTTAGATACTTTGTCTAGCTCAGCATCTGTTCTAGGTACACCAGTATAAAATATAGGCATTGAGTTTACCAAGTTGTTGTTTTCATCTAATGAAATACCTTTAGTTGATGATGTTCTTTTAAATGTATTCCAAGCTCTGCTTCCTATTGTTGATGCATAAAGTTTATTATAAAGACTGCTCTTTCCTTTAAGCTCATTTAAGACACCATTCATCACTAAAGGAACTCTACCTGTCATTTGATTCATAACACCACCTGGTAGCATTTTTAATAACTCTCCTTCAAACATTCCAACAAAAAGTTCATAAAATTCTTTTTGAGCTTGTTCTAATGCATTGTTAGGCTTCATTATTTTCCCATACTTTTCACTAGTCATATCTCTACCAGATCTTGATGTGCTAAGTGCAGTAACAAATTTCTTTTTAGCTGCACGGAAACTTTGATCTTTAACTATTGATCCAATAGGTTGACCGTTTACTCTAACAGCTTTGGTATACGCATGCATGTCATAATACTTAGCTTCATATGTTGTATACTTTGCATCAGATATGTTGGGTTTTCTATACCAATTACCGTAAGGATTAGATTCATCACCAGGAACAAAGTACTCATAAATGTCTCTTGCATCTTTAAACTCTTGTGTATAACCATGGTACTCTCCATCTACTGGGTTTCCTGATTCATTTTTAATCTCAGCTCTAAAGAAATCACTAAGTGCTCTTTTATCATTTGCTAACTTTATATTATAGTCTATGTCTTCTTTAGAAGCATCATCTAGATTGGTAATGTCTCTATAGTAATATGGGTCTCCTTCATTATCATATAATCTAGATCTTATCTCATCTTGCATTTGATAATATTGTTGACCTATTCTTTTAACATAGAATCCTGTAAATTGACCATCATCAGAATATTCTAACATAAAGTCATAAAGCTTTTCTAAATCCTTATTGTTTGAAAGCTTTAATAATTTTTGTCCAGCATTTCTTATAAGAGTTTCTCTTTGTCCAATCTTATCTAAAAGCTCTTGCTTTTTTGCTTTGTAGATTTTATCCATAACAGCTAACATAACATCTGTTGACGTAGCCATATCTCTTGTATAAAGATCTACCAAACTAATATCATCTGCTTGAGTCATTAAATCATCCAAGTCTTCCTTAGTAAAGTAACTACCATCAGCACCAAATTCATTTGATGATCTAGTTCTTATAACTTCTTTTACATAATTGTTTAGTGCGTCTTTTATAAGTCCTAAGTCAGTCTTTGATGATCCTCCTGTAAGTTTATTAATGCTTTGACCCATTGTTAAAACCAATGATCTCTGTGTAGCATTTAACTCTTTTATCTCAGTACCTTCTAAAGTATGTAAACCTTTAAATTTGTTTATGAATCTATCAAAATTAAGTACATAA